CCGGCGACCTGCGGTCGGCGGCGATCGTGACGCCGGCGGCGGGACCGCTGCCGAAAGCCAGGCTGTGGAGCATCTCCAAAGCGTCGAGGCCGTCGTCATGGTCGACCATGGGATAATGCCGCATCTGGTCTAGCAAAGTGGTCTGATCGGCATGGAAGCGGACGAGGCCGTTGGTCACATGCGGCTGCATGCGCTCGATGCGCAGGTTCTTGTCGGTGATCGGAATGAGCGGGATTGCCGGGACCGGGATGCCGCGCGCCGCCGATCGCTTTACCAGCTCGGTCCGGAAGAATTCCTGGAACTGAACCGCCTCGACGCCCCATTTCTGGCATCGATAGGTTTCCTCGAAACCGATGATGTCTTCGATGATGCGGTCCGGTAAACGGCGTTTAATCGAGGCTTCAATCACGTCCAGAATACCTGTCTCCCGGATCAGGCCGCCGACCAGGATGGCCGAGGGATCTCGTGAGCGATTGTTTTTGCCAAGGCTCGGATCGCAGACACCGAAGAAGAGCCAGTCGGAAAGCACTTCGACCCAGAAGATGGGACTGCCGAAGAGAGCGTCTTCCTGGCTCACCGGGTCGTTCTGCTGTTCGGCGTCGAAGGCGGCGGGACCGATCTTGACGCGGAGCTTCATGAGAGCGACCAACGGCCGGATCTCCGGCCAGCTCACTTCGGCACCTTTCAACATGGCGGCAAGATTGGCGGCATAGAACTTGTCGGCCTCGGTATTACCGAAGTTGCGGACGATCTCTTCCCACTTCTCCCAAAGGTCCATGTTATCCGGCCAACGGCGGATCGAGGCAAACTTGGTGGCCCGCCACATCGGATTGCGCAGCTTGCGGGAGAGCACGCTGTCATAGTGCAGGATGGTGCCGATATAGATGATGTCAAGCGTCCCATCTGCGGCACCGACATTCATGACGGCCTTGTCGACCCAGCCTTCCAGCTTGTCGCGCTGGTCGCCGGACTTGACGTTCTCGTCATTCTCGATGTCATCCAGCACGAAGAGGTCGGGCCGATGTGGGCCGTGGCGCCGGCCGCGAAGGCGCTTGCCTGACCCAACGCCTTCGACCTTGATGCCGTTTCTGGTGACGATGACGCCTTCTTTCCAGACACGCCCTTGGCCGCAGACCTCCGGGAAGTCGAGCGCCAGCCGCGGATTGGCCTCAAGCTCTGCTTTGATTGCCTCAACCATGACGGCGGCCTGGTCGAAGGCATCCATGCCGACGATGATGTAATGCTTCTTGCGCCGCGCAATGCACCAGAGCGGGAATAGCTGGGAGCAAAAGGTTGACTTGGCTTCGCCGCGCGGCGCGGCGATGGCGTCGTTCTGGCCTTCGGAAGTCTCGACGATCTCCGGCAGCCGCTTGAAGAGATGCCGGTGTAGTTTGCTGGCGGTGGGCGACTTCAGGTAGTGCGGAAAATAGGTCCGACAAAAGAATTCGAAACCGTCAAGTGCCAGCACCTTCGCCCGGCGATCAGCGATGGCGGCGACGCTGTCATCCAGGCCAGTGACCTCGGCCTCGATCTTGCGGCGCATCTCCGCCGCCGTATCGGCGATGAACTTCTTGAATTCGGATACGGTGACCTTGTTGGCGACGCGCGCGGCCATCAGCCGTATTCCTTGGCCAGCTCGGCGGCAAAGGGCTCGATCACCTCAAGCAGGCCCTCGATCAGGTCCGGGTGGGATTGTGTCACATACTTCGCGAGACGCTGCAGCACGTCGGTCGCGATGGAGAGGCGAGACAGTTCCGGGCTCGCCTTGCCGACGGCCGACATGGTCTTGGTGAAGGCGTCGGCAAGGCGTGACAGGATCTCGGCCTTGGCCAGAGGCGCGATGTTGGCATCGGACTTGACACCGTCGACGGTCGCCTGGTGCAGCGTGAGGTAGTCTTCCAGGATCATCTGCGCCAGCAGTTGATGGCCGTCGCCCGACAGGCGGGCGGCTGACCTAGCGCGCTCCCAATCGTCGCCCTCGGCCTCTGCCTTGGCCTTCCAGCGGCGTACCGTGGCGATACCGACTTCCATTCGATCGGCGATCGCTTCCAGGCCCAGGCGCTCATAGACATAGGCGGCGCGGACTTTGGCGACGATTTCGGGACCATGCGCCATGTCAGCGCTTCAACTGATCGAGCGAGATCGCCAGCGCCTGACGCGCGACGCCGGCGGTGACATTCGGCCGTTTGACGCCGGCATGATCGTGCTTGCCCTCCGCGACCCATTCGCCGCGCTCGGTCAATGTGGCGACGAGTGCGCCATGGCTGATCTCGCCGATGACAAGCCCCTGATCGTGCAGCCAGGTCAATTGCTCGCGCACCTGGCCTCGATCGGCGGCGATGCCGACGGCCGCAACCAGATCAACCAAAAGGCTCTCATGGGCCTTGCGGGCCGGCAGGTCCAGCATTGATCGCAGGATGGCGATGCGGAGATGTTGCAGCCATGCGCTGCCAAGGTCGGCATTACTTGCGCTCATCGGTTCCTCGCGGCATCAACGAAGATCTGTTCATGGCGGGTGACAACGGACTCCATCCGAGTCATCAGACCCATGATGCTGCCGTACTCCGCGCGGGCGAGTTTGATCTCACCGACCGCCTCGCCAAGCTCAAGCTGCAGATCGTGCAAATCGTCTTTGGTCGGCATGTGCTTCATTTCACGCTCAATGCCTTCGACGCGGGCGACCAGCCCGTTGTGCTGGGTCTGGAGATTGGCAAATTGTGTGCCGTAATCGTTCTGCAGCTTCGTAAATTCCGCCTTGGTTACGAACGCCTTGCGCATTGACCAGCCGGCCCAGGTCAGGAGCGCTTGCAATATCAGCAGCACATAGCCGCCATAGTCAGACATCAACTCCATCAAGGCACCTTCCGTTCGCGGCGGCGCTGACAGTTGACGCATCGGCGCGCGGCCGGATATGCGGCGCGCCGCTCTGATTCGATTTCGTCGCCGCAGTCATCGCAGTCGCGGCAGCCCGTTGTTCTTACACGTTCACTCACGCGTCGAACGATCGCCTCTGTTTCGAGACGTTGGCGCTCTTGCGCCTCGTCAATCTCATCGGTCACGATGCGCCGGCCTGATCCTGAAATTGATAAACGCGACCCATCCACTCCCAGAAACGCGGGTAGGTGTCGGCCGGCAGGTTCTGTATCTCGTTGGCGACGTCCGGACCGGCCTGTGGCCAGGGCGGGCATGATGTCGACGGCGCGTTAGAGCTGCCCGTCGCGCATGCGCTGCAAAATAGCGTCGCGGCCAGGGCGAGATTTCGCAGCGATCTTGAGCTGTTCATCTTTGATCCTGTTGCTCTCACGGAGTTGCTCGATCATGGCATCCTGCTTGCCGGCCTCACGCGCTGCGGTGGGGCCGGCAAGGGTCTGGACAAGCCATGCCAGGACGTTGAGAAGCCAGACCGGCATGGCGGCCGCCTACTGCGCCGTCGTGTCGGCTGTGGTCACCGTGCCGGGAACTGGCGTGACAGGCGCGGCGGGATTGGTGGGGTCGACCACGATACCCAGCCAGGAACCTAAGCGGGCTTCGACCATCTGTTTAAGGCTGGCTTCATCAATCCCGAAATGATCCAGGGCTTCCGGCACACGCGCCAGCAGATAGTTGACGGCTTGGGCGACCGTTTCGTTATGAACGTCGACCGTCGCCTTATCGGTGGCGAGCTGCGTCACCTTCAACTGGCCGTAGGCGACAGCCTTGTCGATCGCCGGATCGAGGTAACTTCGAACCGCGCTGTCGAGATCCAGGCCGGTCTTCTTTTCGAGGAAGCCCTTCAAGGCACTGACGGCAAGATGACCGGCCGCGGCAAGCGACACGGCCGCCAACCCGATAACGGACTCGATGACCGAGTTGAAATTGATGAGCGTGGTGGATGCGGTACCGTCATCCGCGAAAGCCAGGGCGGGAACCAGCAGCATGGCGGTGACCGTCGCCAGGACGAAGAGACCGTTAGCGGTAAACTGCCGCATCGGAAGTAACGCCACCGGCAGTAGGCGGCCGGCGATCGGTGTAGCAAGGATCGCGATAAGGCAGAGAGCTGCCATCACGATCCAGGGAAGGATATGCTGAAGCATATTGTCTCCTAGAGGTTTGGCGCCACAAGGCGCTGATAATCGGAAATGAATTGAGACTCTGTCCCGGCGCCTTTGACGGTGTTGTAAACCGTCTTCCAGACCCGAGCGTGACCAGCGATATCTCCAGCAGTGGCCAGCACCACCGGGCTTCGCAGATAGATGAGGCGAGCGATGGCCGTTGCAAAAGCGAGATTGGTGGCGAGCTGGTCTCTCGGCACCGGTCGCGCGGCGAGCAATGACATCACCCGGTCGGACAAGCCTCGACGGGAGGGCGCGCTCAGGTAGTTCTTGAAGAGATCGCCCATCGTGGCGGGCTCGATCTGATAAAAGCCGATGGCGGGGCCGATTTTGTCATCCCCCGGCCCCGTCACCTGGTCGAGATACGCGAACTGGCTCTCATGCGCCATCGTGCCGAGCAGCAGCTCGACGGCCGCATCGCTGGCGATACCCGGCATGCCCTGGCCGAGATAGTCCAGGGTCGGGCGAATGACAAAATTCTTGAGTTGGCGAATATTCATACGCGCGATGTTGCGCGGCTTCGCCTGGAATGTTCACCGGCACTACCGCCGGAGACGCCGCCTATTGATCGGCGGCCGGATCTTCGTCGGGATGGAACATATCTATTTGGCGGTCGTCTGGTCTAGAGGCTTGACGTACCTCGCGTACCCACCGGGCCGAGACGCCGAACATGACGGCGACCTCGCTGGTCTTACCCTCGGCGGTCGCAATCAGCCGCTTACGGTGCCGCGTCACGGCCAGGACAGGGAGGTAGAGTTTCTCGCCTCGGTAGCGTTCGATCAATTTCGCGGCGGCGGTGGGGCCGATGGCCTGGACGATCTTATGTTCGGGGCCGGCCTGATGCGGGATATAGCAGTAATCGGTCCCCCGGAAGGCGTCGACCAGGTTCAAGGTCGCACCGGGTCCGATGACCTCGGCGATCTCGATCAGGCTGGACGGCCAGTCGCGCATGATGGCGAGTTCCGACATTTCAACCTCTCTTTAACCAGGCTTTCAACGCCTCGATCACCATAGTGGATTGGTCCGGCGTCAGGTGATCAGGATCGAGGGTAACGTTGTCTTGACCGGGATGAATGCGATGGGAGCAGAACGCACGCAAGGCTTCCTTGCTGCTGTCTCGCAGCTTGCCGGCCTCGGCCAGATCCTTCCACAAGGCGTGGATCAGGCGGGCGGTGCCGCTGCGGGCGATTTTCTTTTGCGGCAGATCCTTGAATGCGCCGAGCGATTTCATGTGGTCGAGCACCGTGCGGCGCTGTGGCGGCCGCAGCTCGGCCGCCGATCGCTTCCCGGTCTGCGCAAACAGCATGTCTCGATAAGTCTCCTCATCCAGGCCAAGCTCTTTCTGACCAATCTTAATCTTGGCGATCTCTTCCCGGCGATAGCGGTCGGCCGTCATCTCACGCTCCCGTTATGGATGCGGTGCAATGCCGTCTGGTTGAAGTGCGCGGCCAGATCCGCATTGCTGACACCGCAAGCGACGATCGCGCCACACACAGCGTCGAAGGCGGCGAAGGCGGTTTCGTGATCGACCGTTTCGCCGGCCGGCAGGCTGTTGCCATTGAGCGCCGCCAGGCCGCGCAAGACGTAATGCCTGACCTTGTCCCGCTCGTTGGTGGACAGGATCGATTTGCGGGCCATAACTACCTGCATGAAACAAGCGAGATCCAGGGATGCGACGACAGTCGGCGGTATCATGATGCGACCTTTCGTTTGGCCTTGCGACGCTTGCGCCGAGGCTTCGGGAAGATGCCGGCCTTGATCCGAGCGTAGCGAAGCCCGAACCGCCGGTGGCGGCTAATCGCTAGCGCCTCTTTTCGGAGGGATACAATTCGCTCAAACTCTTGCTCAACGCCTTCATCGAATGTGCCATTTCCGTGGGCGCTATGCAGGCGGGCCTGCCAAGAGATCTGCGAGGCGATGTGGAGAAGCAGTGTTTCCTTCGTCTCGCCCCGCAGTCTATCGACCAATGCAACGTACTTCTCATAGCTATAGACATCCGCCGGCCGATCGGCCGGCGGTTCGCTGACGGGATGTGTCGTTTCCTCGGTCATGGCCTGCTCTCAATGAATCGGCATCATGGCACCGATAAGCGCCTGACGCGCTTCGGCATTGTCAGCCGCCTTGACGCGGGCCGCGACCCGCACATCCAGGGAATCGAAGGCGGCAGCGGTTCCCGCGATCGCGAAATAGGCGAGCCGCTTGTGACTGTCATACAGGGGCGCGCCACGCGGGAAATCGGCGACGCTGATCATTTTGAACAACCCGTCGTTGACCATCTTGCGGGCCTCGGAGGCAATAACCGGACAGAAGATACTGCTAATTGTCGTCTTCATGATCGACCTCACGCCGCTGCCAGGTCGATGGTGATCGCCTGCCAACCGGACTGCGGCGTCTCGCGGCGATAGAACCGGAAATACTCCTTGGAGCCGATGATACGGATGCTGTCGGTGATCGCTTCCATGGCTCGCTGCCAGCGAGGATCGGCGATCTCGCAGCGCCGCAACATGAACATGGCCTCGCGATTGACCTTGCCTTCCTTATCCGTGCGGAAGGCCTGGCCGACCAACATACGGATTTCCGATCGAGCACCTTCGGCCCACTCGGCGATGCATTCGTCGATCAGATCCTTGGCGGTCTGCAGTGAAGGACCGAAGCTCAAGCTGTCGGCCACGGCCAACTGGACCTTGAGGCAGCCATCATATGACGTCAGCGTCATGTTGCCCTTAGCGCCTCCCTTGGTGGCATTGTACTCCTCCGCGAGCAGCGCCATGAAGGCACCGATATCGTCGAAGCAATGGCCCTTGAAACGGCCAATCTGCTTTGACAGCTCATCCGCGTGCATATGGATCTTGCGGACGAGCTGGTCCTCCAGCTTGTCGATGGCCCGAACCATGGCGTCCGGTACGAGGCGACTCTTTCCATCTTTCCAGTAGCCGGCCGGGACGTTGTTCTGTTGCGTCGTTTCCATGTCTTACCTCTTGTCAGAAATTCGGGTGATGCTTTGAGCCAGATACAGGCGCTCGAAGTGCGGCACCGGCACGCCCTTCCGGCGCGGTGGAAATAGCCAGTTGATAAAACGATGGATCATCACTTGATCTCCTTATTTGGAAGGTTGGGGCCGAACCGCCTGGCGATCGGGCCAAAGGCGCGGATCGCCAACGCCGGATGGGCGCGGGCAATGGCTATGGCGGCCTTGGAAAGCGTGCGGGCGAGTTGCCGGGCTTCCTGCTCGATCGTTGCCACATCCGCCGCCGCCGGCGTGGTGGCCTCGACGATCCGGTCTCGCAGGACGATCAAGGTCGCATAGAAATCGGGATCGTGATCGGACATCGTCTCGACCCGGTGATGCGCGTGCATCACGGTCGTATGGTCACGGTTGCCAAAGGCGCGACCGATCTGCGGCATAGAATAGGCAGGGATCAATTGCTTCGTCAGCCACATCGCCACCTGACGCGGGCGCACATATTCCTTGTGGCGGCGCGGCGAGGTCAGCATGCGGGCCTCGACACCGTATGCTTTGGCCACTTCCTGGATGATGAAGCCGGCCGTGAGGCGCGGCGTGACTTCCTCCGTCATGCCGCACCTCCGGTCAACGCGACGACGGCAGCGGCCAAGAGATTGGCCTCGGCCGCAACCGGCAGGCGCGTGTTGATGCCGGCCAGCATGGTGAGCGCCACGTTCCGCGCCGAGGCGACGTCGACCGGCGGCACGACAATTAGGGCGTCGCCGCCTTCCGTTGCCGGCAGGGTGACCACGAGTGTGACAGCCTGGCCGTCATGGTCGCGGACGGTCAGGATCTGGCGATCGCCGACGATCCGATAGGTTTCGACCTTCGCCAGTTTCGTCGAACTGTCGATCACGACATCGACCACTTGACCGATCTTGAAAGGCGGCCGGCTCATGCGACGCCGCCTTTCGGTGGCAGTGCCGCCGGGCGGGTGAGGTTCGGCAGGCGCAACACGTTGCCGTCGACGACCGTCAACGCCCGCACCGTGTTGACTTCAAGCTCACGCAGCAAGTGGGGAACGACGCATCGTTCCAATTGCTCGATGTCATTGGAAAGGGCCATCATCGCCGGGATTAGGCGTTTCGTGTCCTCAAAGGTCAGGCCTCGGCCATGCTCTTCCATGCCGGCCGCGTGGGTATCCAAGATCCATAACAGGATGTCGCGCAATTTTCTGGATGCCAACATGATTAGCTCCTCCTGCGGTGCTGACATGAGATACAGGCCCGGCCGAAGAGCGCACGCTCCAGGCCTTGGCTGGATTGCTTCTGGTTGCGGTGGCATTGATCGAGGGCAATGTCCCCAATGACCGGGCAAGCGACGGTGGCGGCCATGAGCACGCCGCGCACGGCCTGTTCAATGGCGTTTAAACCGGCGCCATATTGATTGGCGAGCACCAAGCTGACCGTCGATTTGGACTTGCCGATCCGGTTGGCAACCTGTGCCTGGCTGGATTGATCGCAGGCATCGGCCAGCATCATGATCCAATCCGGCGCGGTGTCACCCCAGGCGGCGCGCGTTTTGTCGGCACTGCTCAGTTTGGCGGCGGCATTCATGCGTCCACCTCGTCATGCCAAACGATCTGACCGAGGTTAGGATCAAACACCGTCTTCAGGCGTTGGATCATAGGCGGTCGCGGGCCGGTCTTCTTGACGAGACGATAGACGGCCAGGTTTCCGGTGCCAGGCTTGTGGCCCGGCTTGGCTGACTTCACCAAGTCGAGATATCCCGCGCGATAGAGATGGCCGATATAGTTCTTCGCGTCATCTTCATCGACCGGCACGGCCTCGGTGCTGGCGCTGGCAGCGAGGTCACGCGTCGTAAAGCTGGGGATCATATGCATCGTCCGCCACATCTGCTCACGCGGTAGCCCCTGCACACATGGCGAGCCGTCCTTGCGCAGCCGTGGTGCATCGACACCGCAATCGATCGCCAGGCGATAGAGGCTCACTAGGTTGCGATGGGTTGGTTTCACACGGAAGACGCCGGTCGGTGCCGGCTCCTTGCCGTCTTCGGCCACAATGCCGCCATTGACTAGGCACTTGAGGTAGGACTTGACCGCATCTCGATCGGCGTTGATGTCATCGGCCACCTGGCGCGCGGTAAAGCGCTTACGCTTGCGCATCACCTGCCACATCGCCTGACGGCCGCTGACTTTGCCGGCCGACGACATGAGATGAACGGGTTTACGGCCGGCCATCACTTGCCGCCCTTCAAATCGCCGGGGAAGAACTCGCCCTTGAAATTCGCCACGGTGAGCTGCTTGTCGCCCGTCGTCAGCGAGTGCTTGCGGATGCTGCTCAGGCCGATGACGATGCGGCGCGCCGAACCCTTGGACTTTTCATGGAGCGCCTTCAGGAGATCATCGGCGATGACGATCTCGCGGCAATAGAGCTTGGCCAGGTGCCGGGCATCTGCCTCGGTCACCGCCTCGGCCTGGGTCCAGTCCAGCACGCGGCTGAAAACCCGCTCCCATCTCTGCAGCGCCTGCGGCAACGTCTCCTCCCCGATCAGGATGATCGGCGTCAGGCTGCGTTCATAGATCGCGCGCAATGCTTCGATGAGGCTCTTCTTCACCAGGAAGTCCGCTTCGTCGATGATCAATGGCCGGCGCGACATCGTGAGCTGCTCGGCGACTTGCTTGACCATCTCCGGGATGGTGCCGGCAGCAGCAATGCCCATGGCCGCCAAGATCTCCTGGCACAGGACTTTCCGCGTCCAGGTGTCATCCGCCTGGACGTGATAGGCCCGGTGCTTGTTCGCCGTGTAGATCTTGGCGAAGCTTTTGCCGTATCCGGCCGCGCCGTAGAAACAACCAATGCCTGGCTCACCGTCCATTCGGGTCATCAGGCGATCGACCTGGCTGGAAAGGAGGCCGACATTGCGCAAGGGCGCGATCGAATTGACGGGTTGTGGTGCCTGTGTCATGTTCCTTACTCCACTAAGTTGCTCGGTGTTTGTTGGCGGCCCCGCTTGTCAGAGCGGGGCCGCAACCTGTTAGGCGAACATGTCGTCGCCGAAATCCTCATAGAGACCGCGTTGCGTCCGGTATTCAGATGTCATTTGGTAGCCGTCGAACCAGCGTTGATCCTCGTCGGCTATTTCCTGATGAGCATTGATGGCGCGTTGGATCGAAAGCGCGCGTCGGAACCGGGTCGTTTCATCTGGCTCGCGATGGCTTGGCGCTGGCGCCTGCAATAGCGTGCCATGCACTTCGAACTCAGCCTCCAGCGCGTCCTGCTGCTCGATCTCTTGCGGTGTCACCGGCGCCGGCGCCCGGTGGTTGACGACACCGCCGCCCATCTCGGCCAGGGCCAGCTCGCGATCGCGTTCCGCCAGTTTCAGCTTCGCCTTGGTGCGGGCGATCTGTGCATGCTCCAGGGCGCTGGCCGGCTGTTCGGGGATCACGTTGGCGTCCCGCTCCGCGACGCAGATCAAACGGCCGTCGGTATCGGTGCGTATCCAGACCTTGCCCGGGTCCTGGACCTCATAGCCGACCCGAACGAAGTCACCGCCGAACTGCACCAGTGCCTGATGGAAGTACCGACCCCATGGCAAAGTGACTTCGCCACGCTGCGTGCGGCGCCGGAGATAGGGGCGGAAGAGATCGTCCATGGCGCCGGCCGGCGCGGCTTCCGGCTCCCATCCATTGGCCCGATGGTCGGCGAGCGCCTCGGCTGGTGACATGTGCCGTAGCTTGCCGGTGGCGGCATCGCGGATCTTCTTCAGCGAACGATGCGGGCGATTGTTATAGGCATCGACCTCGCCTTGGCACCAGGCCAGGAAGTCCTTCCAGGACATCAGTAACCGCGAGGTACCCGTTTCCCGGAGATCAGCCGCAAGGCGCTTCGTCACCTTGCGGCGTGCCTCATTGTCCATGTCGCGGGCGTTATATGTCACCAGCTTGCGGGCGGCCGATTTCCAAACGAGCTGGAAACGTTCGATCTTGCCACGCGCCTGCGCGCGGCCGGGCAGCGCATTTTTCGGGATGGCGCCGAGCCGAGCGAGCAGCCCCAAGGTCTCGTCCGTCATCGCCTTGTTAATGAAGCCGGACCCGTTATCGGTGTAGAAGATGCCGAAGAGGCCGAGCCGCGAGACGCCGTGGCGAATGCAGTCCATGACAACCTTGCCGCTTTCCGCCAGGCCGGCCGACCAGCCGAAGCAGTATCGCGTGGCGACATCGAGCAGCGAGCAGATCTCCGGTCGAAAAGGTTTGCCGTGAACCGGGTGGGCGACATCCGCCTTGAAGGTCTGACCATCGGCGGTGACCACCTGGAGCGGCACCAGGCCCTCGGTTGAACGGCGTTTAAACGCCTTGAATTGCAGCAGGCTATTGGGGCCATGCCGACCGCGCTCACGATCGACCGGGGACAGATCTTCGAGGAAGCGGCGCGCCTGGTCATAGGATGGCGGAATGACTTCCGCCGGCAGATGTCGCGGCAGCTCGTCAAGGATCGCCGCCAGGGATCGCTTCGATGGCACGCGATAGAGCCGCAGCAATTCGCCGGCCCAAGCCGGCACCGGCTTTGCCGCCGCCGTCTCTTGTGGCACCAGGCCGTTCCAACCATCGCGCTGATAGTCGGCGCGCCAGCGGTACAGGGTCGGCCGGGATAGGTGTCTGCCGCCTTCCTTGCCGGCGCGCACATTGGCCTGCGGCACCATCGCCTGGACTTCCGGCCGCAACTGGCCGGCGGCGGCAAGCTCGACGGTTTTCTTGATTGCCTTGGAGATCCCCGCAGAGGCAGCGAGCTGCTCCAGGTCGATGATGATAGCGGCGCGGGCATCGGCGCAACGTCGCTGCCAATCGGCCAACCGCGTCGGATCGAGCTGCGTCGGCGCCTGGTCGTTCGCGACAATCGGCGCGGGGGTGATCACAGCCGGCAATTGCGCTCTGGCTGGCTGTTCAACCAGATGACCGAGCAGCGCTTCCCTGGCGGGATCTGGCAAAACCCTCAACAAAACTGGCGCCTGATACTCCATCCCCCCGCCGCGTCCGGCGCGTTTGTGACCGCTCCACCCTTCAGCTTTTGCGCGCCGGATCATGGCGCTTTCTGTCTTCGGCAGATCTGGCAAATTCAGAGTAGCTAGTTCGGCAGCAGTGAACGCCCTCATTCTGTGGTCCCTTGACGGGATTGCGCGCGGGCTATCATCTCGTTGGCCATGCCTTGCGGCAACACGGCCTTATAGGCGGCGAGCCGTTCGCGGACCTCTTTCTGTACCGCGAGGAGGCTGCCATATTCGGCCAGCCAGGCTTCTTCTCGGCGCAGCACGCGACAGCCGCAAGCCTCGGCCACCATGTCGAGCAGTCGGTAATCTCCCGTCGCCTGGATCAGCGCCGGCAGCGCCTCCAAGGGAAATCGCCAATCCTCGGCACTCGGCGCGGTGCAGCGATCCAGCATGTTCTTGGTGAAGTCACGGCCGCAGAGGCGGCTCATTTCAGCGGCGATCGTGTAGCGGTCTTTCTGACCACCGCTGCTTTCCTTCGTCCGCGATAGGGTGTCGGCCAGCTCTTCCCTCACCCGAAGGCTGATATCGAGGCAGCCGGCTTCTTCGCGCATCATCGGCGCCGGCGCCATGAACATGGCGTCCAGTGTCAACTGGCGTGTGTCGACGGGTTTACGCGTCATGATGACCCCGCTTTCCACAATGGGCCGCATCCCAGGCGTCGGCCGCTTCGATCGCGCGGCGAGCGACTTCCGCGACGTTGGCGTAGAAGACCGCCGCAATCGCTTCTTCGACCGCCTGCTGCTTTGTGAGGGGGGCCGGCCGCTCAGCCTTGGGGAACTGAGCGGCCGGCCTGGCTTCGCAAGAAGCACCGGCGTGACCCTGCCGGCGAGGGATACCTGTGGTTGTGGCGGTCATGTTCATGCCGCCTCTTGATTTTCACGATGACGGGAGATGCCATGGTCGGTAGATTTCCAACTACGGCGAATCTTGTGCCGGCGCGTTCCATCGGGGCTGAAGCGGTGCGGCCAGATCTCGGCCACGTCCTTGCCCAGGAACTCGGCGATCGCCGCTTCGCCGCAAGTGTGCGGATAACGAAGAGCGTGCATACAGCAATGACGGGGGAGGCCGGCTTCTAAGGCGACAGAGACGAGGGTTGCGCCACGCTTTCTGACGGCGGCCTTGATGTCTTCAGGGTGCCAGATCTTGGATGCGGACCGAGGCATTTAATCTCCGTTTAAACCGGCCTGGCAGGGCCGGCTTTTTAAGGGGTGTTGAAGTTGGTTAGTAAATTGAACATAGAAGAATACTGCTCGATTTTCAAGCGTGAAACTCGCGTCAGTGTTTGCAACGAGGTACAATACTGCTTGGTTTCACTATCTATTTGTAAAGACGCAATTATTCCAACACTGACGCGTCAGAGTATCCGCTTTTCAGCAAGTCAGTGTTATGTCTGACAACTCTGACGCAACTTTATTTGCGGAACGGATGGAGTACTGCGCCGCCAAAGTGGGGAATGCTGCTCGGTTATCGAGAGAGAGCGGGATCTCCAGGCGAGCGATTGGCGACTATCTCGCCGGCCGGGCCGAACCATCGCGCCCCCGTCTTGTCGCGATTGCAAAGGCGGCAGGTGTTTGCGTCGAATGGCTCGCTACTGGAGAAGGGCCGCGCTTACCCTCGGAAATCCGGGTGCAACATATTGGTTTTGATAGGGAATTATTCGAGGAGTGTTGGCAGACGATAGACGCATTGCTGGATGCGTTAGGCGAGAAAAAGACCAGCAAGGAACGCATGGATCTGGTGTTTCAGGCCTATGATGAATGCATCGTCGAGAAGGCGGATGGAGGGCGCGGCTTGGACATGGCCAACGTTATCAAGCTGGTGAGAAAGGCCGGATAAAATTCGTGGCGGAATTTGCCAGATAGGAATTTTTATTGTCTAAAAATTAAGGGATTCCCGCTTCAAATCGCGTCCCTTACAAAACACTGACGGCGGACGGGGCGAGTAAGTATTGTGTCGGAGCAAAAATCAGAAATATTGCGGCAGATCAATGAAATAGCTGAGAAATCCAAGCGTCGGAAGACGCCCCAGCGGCGTCGCAAGCCCCAGGAAAAGTCAATTTCAATCGGCGACATCCACGGCGGCACCATAACGATCAATGTTCATTACACGATCCATAGCTCTCCTATGGTCGCACTGGCTAAACCGAGGGCGAAGCGGCGGCCGCTGGTCGGGCGTTGCGGCGGCGCTGCGTCGCCATTGGTGCGCCAGGTGCTGACGGCGCTTGGGGATGAGCTGCTGATCAGACGCGCCCGAAACCCGATCAATCGAGTCTCAAAGCGCGCGCCGAATTTGATCGGTCCTGATCAGAATGGGTCATTTAGTCTCAAAGCGCCGGCCGCCGCACGACAGGCCGCCGACAGCCCGCAACCCCGCAGAAAGCCTAGGGTTCCGGCCGCGCCGGGTATGGTGACCTCGCTGAGGGATCAGTCTCAAAGTGATCACCTCCCCATACTTCCCGCCATTGGGCGTGCTGCGAGCCTCACCGCCTGTTGACGCTGCCCTCGCGGGACAACATAAGAAGGGAGCGCCACAAGGGCACTGCCTTTTATTTGGTTGCGGGGGCCAGATTTACCGCTTCGGCTTGGCCTGCGCGTTGACGCTGCGCCCGCTTCGCGTGCTTGGTCCGAACTAGCCAGTTCGCATCACGGACCCCACCTCCCAGTAAAATTAAAGCCCCGGAGCTTTCGCCTCGGGGCTTTCTGATAGGATAGTGCGGTTTTGGTTGCGGGGGCCAGATTTGAACTGACGACCTTCAGGTTATGAGCCTGACGAGCTACCGGGCTGCTCCACCCCGCGTAAATTGTTTTACTGAGCTTTGGCCCGGTAGCTCTTGTGTGAGCGCTCCGGGCTTTGCCCTCCGCTGGGCGGGCTGCGCCCCTGCGTTTGGTTATTTGCGGCTGGTGCTGTTGAAGCACGAAAGGCGCCGGATGGAACGGCGCCTTTGGGATGGTGTTTGCGATTGTTGTCGGATGTGCTTGCTGGCTTCGAAG